GGAACCTGTCACCACGCCGGCCTCGTTGCTCTCCTGGTCCCGCCAATACGTGGAGAGGTTCTTCCAACGCAACTCTGTTGCCTTGGAGGAGTTCCTCCCCTCGTCCCCGTCTGCGTCTGTTGGGCGCAGCCGGCGGGCGGGCGGTACCAGGGAGGACGTCCGTCAACACTGGCTGTCTTGGCTCCGGGAGACCGGATACACGCCAGACGGTGTTGAGGGCGTCCTCAACACGATGGACCCGTCGGACGACGGGACCATGATCGTGCTGAGCAACTTGGCTGCCCAGTCCGTGTCCAGGGCCGCGGCACGCAAGTGCCTCGAACCCTTGGAGCACCGGGTCTGCTGCGTTGCTGAGAGGGGCTGGAAACAACGTATTGTCTCCGCCCCCCCTAGTCACGCCTCGGTGGCCGGGACGGTCCTCAACCGGGGTCTCCTCGCCGCCCTCCGAAAGGAGGGTCGGTGTCGGGACTTCTTGGTCGGGGACCGCCGCCGGTCCATTGAGAAGGCAATGTCGATGTGGTCTCCCACGTCGGTCATTGTCTCGACAGACTTGACTACCGCCAGCGATCGCTTGCCCCTCGACTTTGTCGAGGCGATCGTTGACGGTATCATACTGGGCTGGTTCGGCCTCCCACGCGTATGGGCGGAGGCTCTGAGGCACCTTACAGGTCCTCAGCTCCTCCGCTACCCGTGGGGCCAGGTGGTCAACTCCGAGAGGGGGATTTTGATGGGATTGGGCCCTACGTGGCCCATCCTATCGCTATCCCACCTCATCTGGGTTGACTACGCGGCCTCCACGGTTCGGTGTCGCCACGTCGCGTTCAAGTCCACCGCCATTGGCGGTGATGATTTGATCGCGGCGTGGCCGCCCCGCCTCTACGACGCGTATGCGTCCGTAGTGGCGTCCACTGGCGGCACCTTCTCGAAAGGGAAGATGTTCGTCGATGGAAGGGGCGGGAACTTCACGGAGATCACCTTTTGGATGGTCCCCGGTGTTCCGAGTCACCGCATACGTTGGGCGGCGGGCATCCCTTTAAAGGGCCTCGTGGGGACCGAGCCTTCGAAAGAAGGCGAGGCCTACGAGTCCCTCTGCCTCCAGACAGGCGGTGACCAAAAGGCCCGGAGAGTTCTCCGGGCCCTTCGGCCGCACGTTTGGTCCGACCTCCGCGCGAGCGGGGTCGTGCCGTGCATGCCTCGCTCCCTTGCGGGGGCGGGTTTGCCTGTCATACGTGGTTCTCCACAGCGGGTGCGCGCACCCAAGTGGCTTCGTCTTGCGGTGGGCCGGTACCTATATGGTTCCGGCTCCACCTTCGACCCAGTCGGCCCTCCCTCTTGGGAGAGCTCGAAGGACCCCGTCTCCCT